CTATCGACCGGACATCTGTTTTTCCTGTTCTTCGATCATTTTCTTGACCATATAACCTCCGACAGATCCGTTCTGTCTTGAAGTTAAATCTCCGTTGTACCCATCTGATAACGGTACTCCCAGTTCGCTTGCAACCTCGTATTTAAATTTGTCCAGTGCACCTTTTGCTTCTGGCACGGCTGCTCTGTTTGATGAACGACTTGCCATATTCATTTCCTCCTTTTTTGTAACATTTTGTTTTGTGTTACGCTCCTAGTATATGGAGAATAAATTCAGATTACACTGGGAGGTTTTGTTAATTTTAGCATTTTTTATTTTGCAGTAATCTGCGCCAGATGAGTATGAAACATTTTAAACTGAAGCATGACACATTTGGTATTCTTTGCATAAAAGCAGACTTTGGGAGAAAACTTAGATCATAATATAAAATCCAAGTCAGGACAATTCTGCAATTCTGGATACACCTACATAAATTTCGGAAATTTTATACCATGTACGGTAATCAACAGTTCCGGTTACCGGAAGCCCGAACACCGACTGGAATTTTCTGACGGACGACGCTGTTGCCGGACCATAAATACCGTCAACTGTGATTTTCGGAATTGCCGGGTATGCACCGGCAATGACATTTAGCTGTTCCTGCATTTGCCGGACTTTTGTACCTGAAGAGCCCTGGGAAAGAGTATACCCTGGCCATGAAGACGGAATGCCTGAAATTTCTTCAGCGGTATTGATGTAAATATCATCTCCGTAATAATAGCGGAGGATTTCCGACGGAGAATACCCCTGATCACCAAGTGCTTTAGAACCCCATTGGGTCAACCATTTTGCCACAACCGATAAAATTATTTCTTCTTATTTTAAGGGAATTGTAAGTCCTCATGTTTGGTGCTGTCAACCGTGATTTATTTCACCCGCAGTCTCTGACCAACATAGATCACATTCGGATTGCTGATTCCATTCAGCTGCGCAACCTTCTGGTAGGACGTGCCGTATTTAGCTGCAATACCGGAAAGCGTATCTCCGCTCTGCACGGTGTAATACTGTGCGGATGAAGCACCTGACTTACCGTTCACGATATTCTGAATTGTATTGTAGTCATATCCGGCAGCTGAAAGACGATTCTTTCTGTCGTTTCCGTTGCCCCATCTACCGGCAAGAACTTCCTGTGCGATCTGCTCATTCGATTTTCTGGCAAACGCAGCGTTAATCTTGTTCTGTACTTCCGTATACCGGCTACCGAGAACAACCTTTCTTGTGTCACCGTTACCATATTTACCGGATTTCGTCTCATTTACAAGCATATCTGCTGATGCGGAACTGATGTGATCAATAAATCCCTGTACTTCACTGTACCGCGATCCAAGAGCAAATTTACGTGCATCTCCGTTCCCGTATTTTCCCTGCATAACTCCAACTGCCAAATCCAGCGCAGACCCTGCCGGAGCTGTTGCTGGATTACTTGGTGATACGTTATTTCCTTTACCGGCGTATTTATTCCAGTCTTCCCGGTTTCCATAGAATTTGTTCAAATCCAGATTTCCAGCCCATCCATTTAAACGCCCACACGAACTGTACTGTCGCATTACGCAGGTATAACTTCCTTCATTCCAAGGATGATCCTGATACCCCGTTGTATTCATGTCAGCGTACTGTGCTACCCAAAGCGGATAATTTCCGATTCCGGAAAGCCGGTTCATGGCACTCTGCTGGACATATACAATTGGATTGACCCCGGTTTTAGAAGCAACATAGTCACACCATGACTTCACCCAGGCATGATCATTTGTGCCAAATGCCGGATTCGTGTATGATTCCCAGTCTAAGATAAGAATCGCTTCTCCCACACGATTTCCAACCTGTTTTAAGAAATGGTCTGCCTCTGCCTGTACGTTTCCACCAGATGCATAGTGATAAATACCCAAGCATTTGCCTGCTGCTTTCGCCTGTGCATAGGCTCTCTCATAATCCGGGTTTACATAACCAGTTCCTTCAGTTGCCTTCGTGATCACAAAGTCACACGGAACAACTGTAAGATTAATCCCTGATTGATAGCTGCTTATATCAATTCCATTCATTGCCATAATACATTCTCCTTCCAAATAAAAAGAGGACGATTATTCGCCCTCTGAATCATTATCCACTTTCACCTGATCTTCTACCTGCGATCGGATGTGTTTCACAAGCGGCTGCATAAATGCCGGGATATTCACTCCCATGTCCTGAATATTTTCTAAAATACTGATAATCTCATTGCAGATCAGCCACATTGCCACGACACATGCCACCAGAAATGTGACTGGTGACTTCCAACCAATTGAAGTTGATGCATATAGAAGCATTTCATCAATAATCGCTCCCACAACTACCAGCAGCCACATAGATACCTTTTTGAAAATTCCTCTGATACTTTTATAGGAATTGATATCCTGTGCTCTGTATTTGCTTGCCATAAGTCCGGTAGCATAATCAATCAGATTACATGCCACCAGCAGAATCACCGGCACTGCAAGCACTCCAAGAAGCGCCGACAGGAAAGCAAATACTGCCGTAAAAATTGCCTTGATATAGTTTGCCTGTTCCACTTTCATGTACCTCATTCTTCCATTATTCTTCCGTTACCAGATTTTCTACTCCTGAATCGATCAGGATTTCTTTTACTTTGTCCTTTAAAAGTCTCGGTACCTGTGAATAAGTTTTCTTTCCTAACATAATCTGCTGTGCCCATAACATTGCCATCATTTCTTTTCCTCCTGAAATTTGTAATAATATGAATAAAAATAAAATGGTTAATACAATTATCGTTTTACTGATATACCATTTCAGACATTTCCAAAATGCATCCTTCGAGCATTTCATTTTTCTCCTCCGCTTTTTCGACTCTTGACTGCAGGTTCGTATTTTTCTCTTCTGCTTCTTTAAGTCGTGCCTCCAGAGCTGCTATCCGGCTGTCCGGATCTTCTCCTTCCCGGTACATCAGCACACCAAGGATGCCGGCCGTGTACTTCACGATTGCATCGAGCTTTGTGTAGTTTTCATACACAACGATATCTGCATCCCGTTCGCTCACAGACATTCTCTTAGTTGTTGTCGGATCAGAGAATAAAGTCTTCAGCTGATCCTCGGATGCTGAAATGGTCTTGATCAAAAGTGCGCCATCCGTCTGTTCAGTGACCTGCTGGATCTGCAGTTCCTGACCATCATTGAATGTGATTTTCATTTTTCTGTTTGCCCCTTTCTTCTTTTTAGAGGGATTCTGAACTAAATAGCAATTTGAATAGTTTACTACTCGTGAAGCAAGTAACCATAAAAAGCAATATGAATATTGGCGCTGGCAAAGATTTTGAATATTATATCAAAGCTCCAATAGTAAGTGGCTATACTCCAGTTGGCGTGATTGGTTATGATTTAGTTGGAAATTGGGATGTATGGGTAAATGTTTCCTCTTGCTATTACAATAGTGGAAGCGACTTGATTTATACAAAAGGACATAATTTTGGAACTGGTGCATGCGACGCATTGTTAAACACATTCGTTTTATACAAAAAGGTTTAAGCTATTTCCATCTTGCCTGAATGTAAAAGTTTGTGGACACTTTAAATTGCCCTGTTCGGTTTGCTGTTATAATAAATTTTATAAATGGACACCCGTTTTCCGTAAAGGCGTTTACTATATTTACGTTTGGAAGACCATCGTTCCCCTTCCTATCAATTGTGGCAAGAATCTGATCAATTTTTGTAATTTTTAAAGGCATATCTATTGGATACCATACGATTTCGTCTGAATAATATATTCCATTCGCACTTGAACGTGACACGGTAAATGTATCGACGTTTCCGCCAATTCTCCATATCTCCACAGATCCATTGCTCCACTTTCGATATTTCCACTGGTTTTCTCCGGTATCTTTCGGAGAGCACTCTTTTTCTTCCAGCGCATAAACTGATAATTTGCTACTTAATTCAGTACGCCAGTTGATATACTGAAAGCAAAAAGGAGAGACGTATGGAAGCAAAAATAATGGATGTATTGCGAAGAATGCAGCTGATTCTTGATGAAGTACAGCTGCGGGAGCTAAAAGAAGTGCTGCAGATGACATTTACCGGGTGCAGAGTGATCCAGGAAACGGACCTGCAGGTTGTAGACAGGAGCTGGGAAGTGGATCTGGAAGAGTTTCTGATGAGTAAAGCACTGGAAGGAAAAGCATCAAAGACAGTGAAGCAATATCGGTATGAACTAGTTCGGTTACTGACCTATATCAATAAGCCAGTGAAGAACATAGATTCTGGAGATATTTCTGGATTCATGCGGGCTTATAAAATGATCCGCAAGGTAGCAAACCAGACACTAAAGAATGTCCGCGCAGTGTATAGCAGCTTCTTCGTATGGCTGCGAGATCGTGACCGGATTCGGAGAAATCCGATGGTGCTGGTGGAATCTATAAAAGTAGAAAAGAAGATCCGGAAACCATATACTGATGAAGAACGGGAGCGGATGCTGCGTAAATGTAGCAGTCTCCGGGATAAAGCGTTACTAGAATTCCTATATAGCACAGCAGTCAGAGTATCGGAGCTTTCAGAGATTAACAGGGAAGATATCCGGTATGCGAATAAAGAGCTGATTGTATATGGAAAAGGAGCGAAAGAAAGGACGGTGTACATCAATGAACGAACCAACATGTACCTGAAAGAATATCTGGAAAGCAGAAAAGACAATGATCCGGCGCTATTTGTCGGAAGCAAGAAACCGAATAGCCGGCTGACGAAAACAGGAATTGAGGATATCATCCGGCGGATTGGAGAGAAGGCGGGCGTAGAAAATGCGCATCCGCATCGATTCCGGAGGACGGCTCTGACAAATGCATTGAACCGCGGAATGCCTCTGCAGGAGGCTATGATATTTGCGGGACACGCAAAGTCAGAAACAACCATGCGATATTGTACAGTGAATCAGGAAGGTGTACGGTATCATCACTTTAAATATTTAAGTGCATAAGTAAATAAACTTATTTATTTACACTCGGCATTGGTCGGGTGTTTTTGCTATGCGCTTTTATATATGTAACTTTATCAACCAGTCAAAGGAGGGATTCTGAACTAAGTAGCAATTTATTAAATGTAAAAGCAGATTTGACAAAAGCAAATAATAATATTGCAATCATAAACAGTAATCTGATTTCAATCGTAGAACGTGGAACCAAAAATAACTACAATTACACAAAATATTCCAACGGCGACATGGTTATGTGGAGTAAATATACTTGGAATACCAATCTTGCAACCAGTTGGTATAACTGGTATTTTGCTTCTAGTGCTGCGGTTGGTTTTCCAGTAGCATTCAAGGAAGCTCCTTTAATTATAGTATCTCCGGCAAAGACTAACGAACTGTATGGTCTTGGAGTTACCGAAGTGACTACAACCGGGTACAAGCTTACAGCATACAGTCCAAAGCAAGGAATGTGTTATGTACAAGCTGATATGCTTATAATCGGAAAATGGAAATAATTCTAATATGTTCCGATTGCAATATAGTCCATATAAAAAGCTTTATTTGTATATGCTGCAAAATATCCTAATCGAAGTTGGGAGATTCCATTCAAGGTTGTGGTTTTTCCAAGAATCATAACCCAATCGTCACTATTTTGAGTTATTGTACAACCTCTTAAAAATTTAAACGGTTTTGGAAATGTTGATTGTTCTATTTTGGTACTTACACCCGTATATCCAGTGCCATTTTTTTGCAATGAGGCATATACGTGAATTGTTCCGGCACATATTTGAATCCTATTTTTAGGGAATCGTATACAAATGCTTTTTGTGGATGGATCTATATAAGTTTCATATAAATTGCTATTTAGTTCAGAATCCCTCTAAAAAGAAGAAAGGGGCAAACAGAAAAATGAAAATCACATTCAATGATGGTCAGGAACTGCAGATCCAGCAGGTCGCTGAACAGACGGATGGTGCACTTCTGATCAAGACGATTTCGGCGGAAGAAGAACAGCTGAAAACATTGTTCTCTGATGCAGTGGCAACCAAGAGAATGTCCGTAAGTGAACGGGATGCAGATACTGTCACATATGAAAACTACACGAAGCTTGATGCAATCGTGAAGTACACAGCCGGTATTCTTGGTGTAATGATGTACCAGGAAGGAGAAGATCCGGACAGCCGGATAGCAGCTCTGGAGGCACGACTTAAAGAGGCGGAAGAGAAAAATGCGGACTTGCAGACAAGAGTTGGAAAAGCAGAAGAGGAAAATGAAATGCTCAAAGGATGCATTTTGGAAATGTCTGAGACAGTATATCAGTAAAACGATAATCTTATTAACTATTTTATTCATATTATTACAAATTTCAGGAGGAAAAGAAATGATGGCAATGTTATGGGCACAGCAGATTATGTTAGGAAAGAAAACTTATTCACAGGTACCGAGACTTTTAAAGGACAAGGTAAAAGAGGTCCTGATTGATTCCGGAGCAGAAGATCTGGTAACAGAAGACAAGCAGTAGAGGTGAAGCGTAGATGGCAGTAAAAACAGCTCAATATATATTTAATGGTCAGGCATACAATCTGACCTATAATTCGACCTCCGGGAAATGGGAAGCTACGGTTACAGCTCCAAGTAAGTCGAGCTACAATCAGCCGGATCATGTTCTTGGCGGAACAGTAAAGGCTACAGATGAGGCCGGCAATACTACCACGGTAGATCAGAGTCATGCTACTCTCGGCGCATCACTTAAACTCCGTGTAAAAGAAAAGACAGCACCGACTATCACGATCACGTCTCCGTCTGCAGGAGCTTATATCACAAATACAACTCCGACTATCGAATTCCAGGTAAAAGATACAGACTCCGGAGTAAATGCAGGAACAATCGCAGTCACAGTTGATGGTACAGTCGTATCGACGGTAACAAAGACTGCTATTGACGGTGGATATAAGTGCACATGCACATCACCGACGTTAAAAGATGGATCACATACGATTTCAGTCAAAGCATCCGACAACGATGGTAATGCAGCTACAGCTAAGACAGCAACATTTACAGTTGATACAGTGCCTCCGACACTGCAGATCACAGCTCCATCAAATAACCTTATAACCAACAAGAAGACAGTAACGGTAAGTGGTAAAACAGATGACGTATCATCTAAGCCAGTTACAGTAACGGTAAATGGAGCAACTGCAACGGTCGGAACAGACGGAACATTTACTAAGGACGTGACTCTTGCTGAGGGTGCAAACACCATCACAATCGTAGCTAAAGACAAAGCCGGAAAGACTACTACAGTCACACGTAAGGTTACTGTCGATACGTCAGCTCCGGTAATTAAGTCAGTGACTCTTACTCCGAATCCAGTAGACTGCGGAAAGACATTCATTATTGCAGTCGAGATTACCGACTAGGCGGTGCGCCTATGGTAGTAAAGGTAAGCGGTAAGATAGATGGAAAAGAAGTAATATTCGAGAGAGATGAAGGGGACCGGTGGAATGCCACGGTCCCTTATGATTTAGATGGAATGTATGTGGTGGAGTTGACGGCAGAAAATGATGCAGGCAATATTGCATACTGCACGAAGATGCTGTTGATCGTTGATCCGGCTACTCTATGCGTAAGACTTGTTCCACTTGATTATATGGTGGAAATTGTTCCGGAAGACTGTAAGGTTACAGTTATTCCGGAAGACTATGCTGTAGAGGCAGTTCCGGAGCAGTATCAAGTTATCGCAGAGCCAGATCCGCTCTTTGTGGAGGTAATTTATCCGATACATGGAAGGGGGTGTTGTTGTGAACAAAATTAGATTTATCCTGGGCGAAGACAAGCACGTTAAGCTATTGGTGCGAAGTCCTAACGATGAGCCATTTACGATTCTGACAGCATCTTATGAGCTGGCACGTTACACAGGCATCGTGGTGCAAGGAGAGTGTGATATCAATGAGCATTATCTTGACTGTAAGATTGCTCCGAAAGAAAAAGGAACACATATATTGGAAGTGACTTATACGGTTGCGGATTCGATCAGGAAAGCAAGGATAGAAGTTGAGGTGGTTTAATGCTTAAAATTACAGATGTGAAATTAAGCAAAAATACGGTTGCGACCGGGGAAAAATTTACGATTTCTGTACAGATCCAGGAAACGGTTGATTATCCGTATGACTATCCATACGATTATCCGATATCTTATACCGGAACAGCGAAGCCGGTAAAATCATAAGAAATTTAATTGAAAGTGAGAAAAAGCGGTGAAAGACATATTGATGCAGACATATATCATTGCGCTTCCAATCTTATTGGGATATATTGTCTGGCTCTTGCAGGAGCAAAAAAAGAAACAGGTGCAGGACGCAAAAGAGCGTGATGAACGGATTGCGGAAGAACGTAAAAAAAGGGATGCAAACAGCGCCGGTACAATGTTACTTCTTAGGGTACAGTTAATTGAATATCACGGAAAATATATGAAGCTTGGTAAGATACCGAGCTATGCTTATGAAAATTTCTGTGAGATGTATGAAGCATATCATCGGCTTGGCGGGAATGGCATGATCACAAAAATGAAACAGGAAATAGAAGAATTACATCTAAAACAAAAAGGAGAGTAACGATTATGAATACGGAAATGTTGATGCAGTATATTACCTACGCACTTGGTGGAATCGGAATTTTAGCATTCCTTGTGAGCGTAGTTGTACAGGTGATAAAGGAAATGCCGGTACTGAAAAAGATTCAGACCAATGTGGTGGCGCTTGGGGTAGCGCTAATCCTGACACCGACGGCAGTGATAGTTCTATGTGTCTATTACAAGATTGTAATTGAATGGTATTATGTATTTGCCTCATTTCTAGCAGCATTTATTGTGTATCTGGTAAGCACCGGAGGCTGGGAACGGATCACAGAAATCTGGAACAGAAGTAAATATAAAGAATAATGGGGCGAGTGATCGCCCTCTTTTTGAAAGGAGAAACATTATGGCAATGAATGGAATTGATATTGCAAGTTATCAGGCAGGAATTGACCTCAGTGTGGTCCCGTGCGATTTTGTGATCGTAAAGGCAACAGAGGGAACAGGCTACGTGAACCCAGATTTCACAAGAGCTTACGCACAGGCTAAGAACGCCGGAAAGTGTCTCGGTATCTACCATTATGCGAATGGTGGAGATTACCAGAAAGAAGCAGATTACTTCCTTGATAGAATCGGAAAACGTGTAGACGAAGCAATTCTCTGCCTTGACTGGGAGGGGAAGAGCAACCCGGCATTCGGTAGCTCAGATTTTGCATGGTGCAAGAGCTGGCTTGACTATGTATACCAGAAAACAGGCGTAAGACCTCTTTTGTATTGTTCGCAGTCTGTAGCCTATAAATTCAACAATATCGGAAACTATGGACTCTGGATTGCACAGTACGCAGACATGAACGCCACAGGCTATCAGGATAAGCCGTGGAATGAGGGAGCTTATACTTGTGTTATCCGGCAGTATAGCTCTTGTGGTAGATTGAATGGATGGGGCGGTAATCTCGATCTGGATAAATTCTACGGCGACAAGAACGCATGGAACAAGTACGCCGGAAAAGGAAACACAACCAAACCGGCAGAAACACCGAAACCGACAGTGAATACTCCGGGCGGATCCACGCTCGATCTGGTTGTTGGAGTCATGCAGGGCAAGTACGGTGATGGTGACAACCGCAAGAACGCCCTCGGAACACGGTATACGGAAGTGCAGAGCTTCATCGACCATATCTATTCTGCATCCGTAGATACACTGGTGAACGAAGTGAAAGCTGGTAAATATGGTAACGGTGACACAAGAAAGGTTGTTCTCGGTAGTCGTTACACAGAAGTCCAGAACAAGATCAACGCTGCGTTTGTCAGAAAATCAAATGAGCAGATCGCACAGGAAGTTCTTGTCGGTAAATGGGGCAATGGAAACGACAGAAAGAATCGTCTATCAGCTGCCGGATATGACTACAATACGATTCAGAATATCGTGAACGGTAAGTCAGGTGCTTCATCCGCACAGTATTACACCGTGCAGAGCGGAGATACGCTTTCCGGTATCGCATCCAAGTATGGCACATCCTACCAGAAGGTTGCGCAGTTGAATGGAATCAGCAATCCGAATGTGATCTATGTAGGACAGAAGTTACGAGTAAAATAATAAATATTGTCTTGTACTAACTAAACTACCCCAAAACCAGTAACAAGAGTCAAATTAATTCCTTCATCCGCAAAATACCCATTTTCAATCGCAACGTATTGCGGGGCATAGAAAATAGAATGGGCGACTTCGTTCAGTGTCACAGAGACAGGAGAAGAATTGGTGTCATGATTGGCTTGGGAAGTGACGGTTTCAGCTTTAGGATTCGTAGCATTATCATCGGCAGGTGCAGAGCTGCAGGCTGATAAAAGGCCGACAGTTATAGCAGAAACAAAAAGTAAGGATATAAAATTTTTTTTCAT